AAACATAATTATCTTAAAGACAGCACAACAGGAGCCACTTTTTATAACGATATGATGCGGGCCAGAATGATTACAGAAGAACACGAAAAGGAATGTCGTATTCGTAATCAAAATCCCGCAGTCCACGCTGCATATGAACATTACTTAACACTGCTACATCTATGTCGATGAAACATTTTAGTTTGCATTCCACATTTGCAGAATGTCCTATCTATTGGCAAAACTTTATAATTTATTTACACAATGAGTTCGATATGTGGGGTAGAGATGTATCGGTGTCCATAATCCAGCGTGAACTAAAACCCTACGGTGGGCGATATCATCTGGCTGGATCGGAATCTCAGGAGTATATAGAGTTTCAAGATGAGAAACAATTAATTTTATTTGCATTAAAGTGGTCATGAAATATTGGAATAAAAATCTTCGTTCAAGACAGCATTGGACTGGTCTGGTTCATGATATTAGAACATCAAATGTACTACTGATGCGATATTTCGAAATTGACGGCGCATTAAACAAGAGAAAATTATGGTGCCAAAATAATGGTAGCACAAGTAGATTTTTTTATCGTACAAATCACAATCAGGGCTATACCAGTTACTGGTGGTTTGAAAATCCAAATGATGCTCTATTGTTTGCATTGAAATGGTCATAATATGAAATTAAAAAAACTTGATAAACGTATGACAGGGTATTTTGATTTCGATTTCATTGTGGAATTTGGACCCAGTAAAGCTGATACAGAACATTTTGTACAATGTCGTAGATGGTGTGTTGCACAGTTTGGTGATAGTGTCGAATACCCTATATGGGAAGACTTTTTAGAATTTAGAAATTTACAATGGTCCTGGGAAAGAGAAAAATACAATGGTATCTTGAGATGTAGACTTTATCTAGACGAACAATCTACTACACTTTTTACCCTAAAGTGGTCATAAATTTAGACATGAAAAATTTTTTTATAGTTAAAAAGAAATCAGTTATTGAAATTCAATGGCAGTCAGTTTATCCTATTAATTCATACGAGCAAATTGAAAATTTATTAAACTTTATTTTTATACAGGAAAAAATAGATTTTTGTTATCTATCAGTTGTGATTTCCAATAGAATATTTAAACAATTTATTAGTCACTCAGCTTGGAAATCTATTTCTAATGAAATGAGATATTCCATATTCAAAGATATTGATCAAGTAGTAGCGGTAGGAGTAGATAATTTATTAACTGCTGAAAAATTAGTAGATAGTATAGAAAAAGCTATTGTTTGGCAGGCGTTAAAATCCTGATTGTTTCAGATCGTTATAAATTTCGCGCCAGGAACTAACACGTTTAATTTCTGGATGTTTGTAATCTAAGTTATAATTATGTGCCATTAAATAGGGCCGTAGACCGTAGGCTAGTCCATCCTCTGCATTGACAGGTTTATCTTCTACCCAGATATAATTTGTGTGGATGTAATTTTTCAAGATATGATTTTTATCCTGGCCTGTATCAGCAAACAAATATTCACTGAATACGTTGCTTCCGAACCAATTTTCTAAATTCTGTATACGCAGTTTCTGCGCACATTTGTCTAAGGATAAACTAGTGATACAATGAAAAGTAATACCGAATTCATGATGAATTTTGGTCATATAGGGCAAACTATCACGTAAAGGAGATAAAAACCCAATTTGAGCAGATTCATTGAAGATACGTACTAGTTCTTTACTTTTTTCTCTAGATATATTGAATCTTTGATTAACATTATATGCATCTGGTTCAACCAAAACATATTTTTTTTGTGCCATCCATTCATTAAAGCTGGCTTCCCAATTTAGTACAACACCATCGATATCAGTTAAAATTACGTTTTTAGTCATTGTTTTTTCAAGTAAATATAATATATGTTTGCAACTCTTTATACTTTAATATTAACACATTTTACTATAGTATGTGTAACACTTTTTCTCCATAGATCACAAACTCATAGATCTTGTTTATTTAATCCAACAATTAGTCACCTTATGCGTTTCTGGCTTTGGCTTACAACAGGCATGGTAACTAAGCAGTGGGTTGCTATACATCGATTACATCATCAAAAAACAGATACAATCGACGATCCCCATAGCCCTCAGATACACGGACTTGCTAAAGTACTTTTTGGTGGTGCTGTATTATATTATCAAGCAGCTCGTGATAAAACTATGATAGATAGTTTAGGCTATGGTACTCCCAATGATTGGATAGAACGTAATCTTTATACTCCATATTCTTGGTTAGGTGTTATAATTATGCTCTTGATAGACACTTTGTTGTTCGGATGGATCGGATTGTTGATTTGGCTTGTACAGATGATTTGGATTCCATTTTGGGCAGCAGGTGTGGTAAATGGGCTAGGCCATTTTTGGGGATATAGAAACGGTATCACAGATGATTCATCCCGCAATATTTTTCCCTTGGGTATACTTATTGGTGGTGAAGAATTACATCACAATCACCATTTAGATCCAGTTAACCCAAAGTTAAGTAGGAGATGGTTTGAACTTGATTTGGGCTACATCTACCTAAAAATATTTTGTTGTTGTAAATTAGCAACACTAAGAAATTAGGTTGACAAATAATCCCAAATTCTGTATAATGTCAGTATTATAACTTTTCTGGAGTAAGCTATGGGTTATCGTGTGCTAGGCACTATGGACACCAAATGGCAACCCCGTAAAGGACTGGAAGGCCCTTTTTATTACACAAATGGGCGTGTTCTGTACTATGATCCCAAGGCAGGCGAATACTGGGATCCTACCACTGATTTTTACGTGGATCGTGATGAAATTGCCCTGCTGCACGGCGATTTGATTGGGGTTTTGAGCCGATAATTTCGGTTGACAATAAATCCCAATTATGGTATAATTACAAAATGCTGAAACGTAAACGTCGCCAAGATACCAAACACGTCGTGTACTGTATCACTAATACTGTAACCCAAGAGCAGTATGTGGGTATTACAGTTTGTGGTGCATCAGTTCGTCGTGCCCTTAAAATCCGTATGCAGAAACATCTGCGTCGTGCATTGACCGAGTACAAGGATTGGGGTATCTGTCGTAGCCTACGTGAGTATGGTGCAGTCAACCATACTTATGGAGTAGTAGAAATTGTACGTGGGCGTAAACCGGCGCATGCTCGCGAACGTGAACTGATTAGGCAATTTCAACCCCAACTTAACACAGTATGACCACTGTGCAGAATGTAACTGCCTTTGCCTATGACCGTAAAGGTCGCCTGCTTAGTATGGGTCGAAACAGTTATGTAAAGACCCATCCTTTGCAGGCCCGGGCAGCTCGTGAAGTAGGTGAACACTACAAGATTTTTCTCCATGCAGAAGTAGCGGCCTTGGTTAAAGTAAAAGATTGGAGTCGTGTTCATAGATTAGTAGTGACTAGATATAACAAGGACGGTGTACCGGTAATTGCTAAACCTTGTCGAGTTTGCCAACGTGTAATAAATCTTGCTGGTATTGAACAGGTAGAACACACTTAAGGAGAGTAAAATGGTAGGTTATCAAAATTACGAAGTTAATTTTAGTATTCTAACTGAAGCACGAACAGATACCTATTTGGGGTCCGGTCCCAGTTCTCTGCAATGGCTTCGCGAAACTGTATATGCACTTAATGCTGGCCAAGCTGCCGAAATGGTAGAAGCTCGTTATGGCGGACGCAATAACTGTATCGTACATAGCAGCACCCCGCTTTGGTGATTAGGATTGATTTTTAAAGAATTCAAAAAAGTGGTTGACAAAAAATCCCAAATCAACTACAATTTGAATATGCTGAATGGTTCAGCAGTGTTTTCAACTTTAATTTTTTTCAACTAGGAGTTTTTATGTTTAAGGTAGCAGGTGTTAGTCGTCTCAATGGTGAAGTTAAAGTTCGTTTTGCTAATGATATGACCCGTGTAAAGGTTCTTACTAAGAAAGGTCACACTGAGGTAGAACTTATGGAGCTTCCACAGGCAATGGATAAAGGTGCAGTAGTTAAATTTCTTAAAACCACAGAGCTTTATCTTAATGCAGATTACAAGAGTGTGATCGATGAAGCAGATAGTAAGTACAATGCTTCAGAAACTGTTCGGGTTTCTGGCAAGCTAGGCACTGCAAAATCTGCTGCAACCACTGCTTCAAAAGAAGTTGTTGAAGCTGCTTAAAAAAGGGTCAAAATGAGCCTGCAGTATGCTTTGCCTAGAGTTGGCAGTCAAGTTCGAGTTACTACTAAATTCAAGAATCATGTCTTGTTTAAACCCGACGAATACACTCTAACTACCTATGTAGGCACTGTAGGCTCATCCCATAAACTACTATCACCCGGTAGTTTTGTTCTAGATACACCCAACACTCCAGGATTTCCTAAAAGAGAAATCAATCTGGCTTATGTTGTTGATTTAGAATATATAGATGGTTCCAAAGTAGAAAGGACCGAGTCCGTAGACAAAACTTGGATAGTTAAAGGCAGTAAAGGCGACTGCTATACAGTAACAAAATCGGATAATAAATTAACCTGTACCTGTACAGGATTTCAATTTCGGCGGCGTTGTAAACATTTAGATGTAGCATCAAAATGAAAGAAACTTTATTTTGTAAAGACTGCAAACATTGTTACAGAAACTTTATCGATGCTCTTTTACGAGTTGAAAGTTATCGATGTATGCACGATGAAAGCTATTCGGGCGGGGTAATTAACCTAGTAACCGGAAAGAAAATGGGAGGTAGGTATATGCATTGTAGCAGTGCAAGAATGATAGCAGGGCACTGCAGACCAGAAGGTAAATTTTGGGAACCAAAAAATACCAAGAAATTTCTTTTCACTCTACTTAAACGTGAGGTTTAAAAATGACGCCCGAGCAAATCGACACTGATCAAATTCAGTTTCTAAATAAACTGGTTGCATCCGATGACCAAATTATTGGTCCGGCTTACTACAATATGGATGCTGAAAATAAAAACCGTACTCTTAAACTTTTGTTAAAGTATTACACTTGCGAAGTTCAATTTCGTAAGGTGGATGGTAGCATAAGAACAATGCCCTGCACACTTCGTGAGGACAAACTTCCTGTGACAGACGTCATTAAAGAGAGTAAAGAAACTAAACCTACTAAGAAACAAAATACAGATGTTTTAGTAGTCTACTGCCTGGATCTACAAGAATGGCGTAGTTTTCGTTTGGACAACGTTATTTCGGTTAAAATCATCAATTATTCGGCTAATTAATCTATTGCTAAAACATTTGTAAGACTGTATATTAACAAAATCTGCTTAACGCAGTTTTTATAACAAAAGGATAATAATTATGATGTTTTCAACTGAAACCAAAACTGGGCGTCTACTTAGTGCATTTCGTGCAGGCCAACAACTAACAGAAGGCCAAATTCGTCAACGATTCGGTCTAAAAAATCCACGTGCTAGTATTAGCGATATTCGTTATATGGGTTTTGCTATTTACGCCAATCAAGTTACCGATACCAAAGGCCGTGTCTCAACAAAATATCGTCTAGGTACGCCAAGTCGTGAACTTGTTGCTGCAGGGTACAAAGCCCTTCAACTAGGTCTTTAAACTTAGTATCAAGTAGAAAAAAGGGCCGTTGGGCCCTTTTTTTATAAGTAAATTAAAGAGTCAAAAATGAAAGTACAAGTTATTTCCGATCTCCACTTAGAATTTAGCGACCTTGAGCTACCAGGTGGCGATGTTCTTATTCTAAGTGGAGATGTCTGCGAAGCTATTAATATCGATAAAAAAAAGTACGACCCTAACGGTATCATGTTTACTAACGAACATAGAGATCGTCGCCCCGATAGATTCATTCGCTTCTTTAATGAAGAATGCAGTAAATATCGCCACGTAATTTATGTGATGGGCAATCACGAACACTATCATTTTTGCTATGATGATACTTATCAACACATTAAAGACCAGTTGCCCAACAATGTCTATCTCTTAGAAAACGAAGTTAAAGAAATCGATGATGTATTATTCATTGGTTGCACACTTTGGACTGATGCTAATAAAAGCGATCCTCTTACTAAGATAACTCTTAAGGAAAGCATGAATGACTACCGTACAGTTAAGAAACGGCCCGGACCCGAACAACACTATTACGGCAAGTTAAGTGTTGAAGCCACAGTACACATTCATCGTAAAAGTGTGCGTTTTATTGAAAAAACTCTGAAGGAAAATACTAGTCGCACCTGTGTGGTAGTTACTCATCATGCACCCAGCGAACAAAGCATTAGCCCTTTTTATAAAACTGATCAACATATGAATGGGGGTTACTGCAGCCAGTTGGATGATTTTATTTTAGACAATCCAAATATTGCTGTATGGACACATGGTCATACTCATAATAATTTTGATTATATGATAGGTTCAACTCGTATAATTTGTAACCCCCGAGGATACAAAAATTATGAAGAAAGAGCCGATCAGTTTGACCCTACTCGAGGATTTAATTTAAATGAATAATCAACAAACAGATAATAAATTATTAGACATAGCATTGGATGACTGTAACAAAAATTGGCAACATTCTTTCAATTTAAATATTTTGGACACTAGCTCATCTTATATTGATTTTGGATCTTGTACTATTAATCAAAGTCCCGTTATTGCTCCAGTCAATATTTCCGATAAAGGTATAGTGATGGAAAATAGTGCCGATATTAAAATCGGTAATATGAGTCTTAAAGAAAGTATTAAACGCATAGAAGAAAGACTGAATATTCTAACTGTGAATCATGAATTAGAAAAAGATTGGGAAGAACTAAGAATTCTAGGAGAGCAATATAGACAGTTAGAAAAAGACATAATGGACAAGATGTCGGTTTGGAATGTATTGTCTAAAGATTGACAAGTAACTAAAGTTGTTATATAATAGACCTATGTTTACAATAGAAATTGACGATCCGAAAATTTTAACGGCAATGCAATGGTTAGATACAAATTATCGAGATGCATACGAATTTGAATCATCTTGGCCGCGTCAATCTGGTAAATTTCATTTTCAAGACGCCACTATTGCACATTTTTTTGCATTAAAATGGAGCTGATATGCCCTATGTAACTGTTAATGTTGATGTAGATATAAGCGAATTTAGTGATTCGGAAATACTAGAAGAAGTGGAACGCCGTGACCTTAAGCTTGACAACGACGAATTGCCTATGTTTACCGAAGAAGATAAAGAACTTCTAGCAGCAATTTATATTAATAGACGACTTAATCTAAACTTTGACAGTCAACTAGATCAACTAATCTATAATTTATTAGGAAGAATTCTATGATTACTATGAAACAGTTTTTTGAAATAATTGAGTATAGAATTACAGAAGCCAGTGAGTACCATTGGTCTTGTTTTGGTTCTAACGCACATTGCATCGATAGTTGGGATAATGATTATAATGGGCACAGTCTATCTATGATTTTTGATCGCAACGATCAAACAGTTTACTGTCTACAAGTATGCGACTATTCTAAAAATCGTGCCTATCGTTACTTTAATCCAATGTTTCAATCAGCATATCGTGAAGAAGTTATTCGTAGAAACGCAGATGATAATGCTTGGGATGATGTTTCCTGGACTGATCTTGAAACTCCAGAAGATTTTATGACTAAGGCAACTGCTATTAAAAACTATCAAGATTATGATACTAGAGTCTCTGTTCCTATTGACCTAAACGATGACGAACTTTTTAGTCTAATGAAAATGGCACATGAAAAGGATATAACCCTAAATAAGTTAGTTGAAGATATTCTGCAAAAAGTGATTGATAAGGAAAATGGAAAAATTAAGTCTACCCAAGAGGCAGAAAATTAATCCCGCAGTAGCATCCGTTAGTCAGCCTGCAGTTACTAAAAAAAGCAAATGGTATCATAACGAAGACTTTGTACTAGGCCTAGGTATAGGAGCATTACTTACAATGCTTATACTTTTAACCTTCCTTATGTTATACGGTCTTATAGGTGTAATTTTAAGTATTATTTGACAAAAAAAACTTAATTCTATATAATTAATATTATTAACAAGTTGTATTATAAGCAAATGAAGACCAAAAAATTACCTAAGCATCGTGCACATCGTATCTTGTTTGATAACGATCTGCCCTTTCAACCAAAACGACAGATAACAAAAAATGTCTATCGTAGACGAGGTAAACACGTAGACAGGAATGAATATGAAACCTTTAAATGAAGTTACATTGACCAGGCTACAGTTAGATCAGCTACACAAAATTACGGAACAATTTAAGGATGTAAACACATTTACTATTAAATGGCATAGTCCGAGCGGTATTGGCCCTAGCACCAGCGTTCATTTTGCTCTTTCTGGTGCAGATTTACCAGTAAGCATTGATATAACAGACGTTTCCGTGTGGTAAGTTCTAGATTCTATATCTATGATATTTCAGGCAAAAATGGAAGAATAGGTATATTGCTTAGTGATTATACATTTTGGGCAGAAAATTATGTGAGATTGGATGAATGGTGTAAAAAACACTGTTTAGAATATAGCATAACAGGTTGTCTATTAGAGCTAAATAACCAAAAAGATTTAACACTTTTTACACTTCAATGGCATGAATAAACTGTTTACAAGTCAACAGATTATTACAAATAATCATAAGCAATTTAAAAAATTGGTTGAAAGATGCAATATGGATGAGCAGACAGGCAAAGATCTACAACGTAATTTGTTTAGTACAGATCACGAAAGCGATCCAGAATGGCAAAAGAATAATTTAGAATACGATCTAAGAACCTGTGAATGGATCGCTGTCAAGGCTAAATCTAATAAAAGTTATGCTCAAAATCTTTATGCTGCACTTTGCAATAACAGTTTTTTACGTAATGATGTTATACCAATTCTTCAAGATCAGCAATGGAGTTGTTCTTGGCGTTATGCAGGTGGGATAGTAGCTCATTTATGCGAGGAGGGCGACTATCTAGATTGGTATTGTTCGGGTATCGGCGGTGTAATGGGTGGAGGCTACGAATCCGATAAGGATTTGAAAACAATCCCACTAGATCGCAAAAGTTATGTTGCCGAAAGTGTGGTCACCGATGAGATCCGTGAAGATTTATTTCGTTTAGGTTGGTTAGTTTGTGATTTAGATAATCAAGGAGAATAAAATATGGAAGCGATTTTAAGTTCTAGTTATCGTAGTGTCTCGGAAATTAACAATGCAATGATTCGTGTATATAATCATATGTTTTTGGCTGTTTTAACCAGCGGGGTAATTAGTTATATTGTGAGCAGCAGTCCAGCTGCCATGTCAGTTTTATTTGGTACTTGGTTAAAATGGGTAATTATTTTTGCTCCTATACTGGCCGTAATGGGCATTAGTATGGTGCTCGTTACTAACCCGCCAAAAGTATTAGCAGTTGCCCTGTTACACAGTTTTGCTGCTCTTATGGGCCTAAGTCTTAGTGCAATATTTGCGGTCTATACGTTAGGCAGTATAGTTAATGCCTTTTTAGGTAGCGCAGTTCTATTTGGCACAATGAGTTTGTATGGTTATTTTACAAAACAAAGTTTAGACAGTTGGGGCAAATATCTATTTGTAGCTGTGATTGCTATTTTAATTGCCAGTATTATTAATATTTTTATTGGTAGTACACTATTTCAGACTGTAATTAGTGCGGTAGCTATAGTTGTGTTTTTAGGTTTAACTGCCTACGATACTCAAAAGATCAGAGAAATGGTCAGTATTAATAGTACAGATGCAGAAGAAGTATCTGGTGCTCTAACACTCTATTTGGATTTCATTAATTTGTTTATTAGTCTTTTACAATTATTTGGTGGAAAGAAAGAATGAGAGATTTAATTAATATTGTAGAGGGCAAAATGATCGATGAGAAATGGTTTTCCACCGGTGCCTTTCAAGCGTATAAGGATTCAACTGCTCGCGAGCCTTTTGTGATTGCTGCTGAACCCGGAGAGCTACATCACAGGGAAGGAAAAGGCCAAACACAAAAATATGACAAAGGGTATTATATTTTAACAGATCCTCAGGGTGGCAAATATAGTATGCCACCAGAAACTTTTCATGAACTAAAAACTGATAATGGTGATGGTACTGCAACACCTAAAGCAATTGTTAAATTAGCTAAAGTTGCAGATCATTCAGGATCTGTAAAAACTAGCTGGGGAGAAACACTGCATTACGATCCCGAAGTAGATGTTATAGTACGTCATGGTCCAGGAAATTATGGAGTGGTAAAAGCAGACACTTTTGCACAAACCTATAAGAGAGTATAATGCGCACAAGAAGTAAATACTGGAGTTGTACAAAATTTGCAGATTGGATTCGCGGAATGAAAAAAGGTGAAGCCAAAACTGGCAAAGGCTGGCAACAGTGGGAATTAGAGGCTAAACAAAAACATCCTATTCGTTTTTGGATTGCCGAAGAAGCATTAGATAACCTACAAAATACTCTACACTATATACCGGATAAACTTTATGAACTCAAATATTATATCAACAACCGCTGGATTAGCCGCACTCATAGCCTTACTGCTAACGCAAGCCACATCAGACCTGGTTCTTGGCGCGATATGGGGGATCGTATTCTTCCTTGCCTTTTCGATGAATTGGTCAACTTCGTTGAAGTAGAACTAGCCTGGAAACATATTGCCTGGGACGAAGAAGCCCGAAAGAAATACCATGTTCCTTTTTGGGGCACTGGTTGGTTCCGTTGGAGAACTTGGCGCTGTGCACAAGCAGGACTGGATCATCTTTCTTGGGAAATGAGCCTAATTAATGATGGAAGTTGGGGCACAGCAGAAGACGATCCTGACTACGGCAAACCTACTTTTCAAGCACAAAAGGCAAAAGAGATTTTAGAACTATATCGTTGGTGGACTGAAGTTTATCCAAATCGTCCAGATCCATATGATGCTAGTGGTTGGACTGCGATTTGTGATCGCCGGCGAGAGTCTGGAAAACATTTTTTAGATCTCGAAAACCAAACTGCCGAAGAAGAAGCCGAAACTCGTGTGTCATTAGATCTTTGTCAAAAAATCGAAGATGATTATCATGCCGAAGATGAACAAATGCTAATTCGTCTAATCAAAATTAGGAGAAGTTTGTGGACCTGAAACCTCAAGAACCAGCAGAAGGTGTTGTAAGCGATAGAAAGTATCCAGGATTTGAAAGTTACAAGATTCCGTGTACGTGTGGAAATTCTGATGACGATATCCAGATCATAGTAGAGGAAGAATATGGAGAAGTTAGTGTTCAAACTTATACTCTACAAAAAACTGATTGGTGGACTGATCGGTTCAACAAGCATAAGTCCTATCAAATTGATAACGAATTTTTGTTTCAACTAAACTATTATGCTCGCAGTTTTTTAAACAGCCTTTGGTATCGTCTACGAGTAACTTGGGCAGTTTGGGTACATGGTCATGTTGAATACTATCAAACTGCTATACTTACACCACAACAGGCATTAAACTTAAGCCAAACACTACAAACAAGTGTAGAACGTGTAACCGAATATACTAGGACTAATAATGCTAAATGATCTATTGGTGAATTTATTTCAAGGTTTTTTATTGTATTTTATGATAAAATGGCTTTTTTTAATTGTGGAAAATCAAATAATTAGTAAAAAAGCTAGAGATCAAGAATTTATGGAAAAAGTATCAGAACTAATCCACAAGGTCAAAGTTGAAAAGTATGGTGATCAATATTATTGGTTCGATAAAGATAGTGATAGTTTTATTGCGCAAGGTAAAGATCTTAATGAGATTATCAATAAATTGAAATCAAGCTATAAAGATCACGTCTTCATTACTGAAACAGATGAAATTATCTGTGCTCCAGATTGGTACCCAAAATAAAATTTGACAAAAAAAACCAAATATTGTATAATATATCTATACTTTGGAGACTGACAATGACAATGCATTTGGCTCATCCCGGACTAAACCTTACAGGACATCGTAAAGGCAAACAAAAATGGGCTAGTGCCGATCAAAAAAGACAGCACCAAGAACTAGAACAGTCCTGGAATACAAAACTAGAGCAATACAAAGCTATGAGTAAAATCAGTGTGTTTAAACCAGCACCGCGCAGTGCTGCTGCACTAACTCCAAAAATTCCGCCTGGCCGAGCAAGTGTCAAGCATATTCCCAGTATCGATTCAGGTCATCGCGGTGCAGTCTCAAGTAAGGCACCGCAGATGTATACAGGCAATAAAATGATCGGTATTGGTACATTGCACAAGAGCAATGCAGTACCTATTTTTAGCGATGATGAAGCTAAAGAAATTAGTTCGATGAGAAGGTAATTATTTAAACAAAAGGAAAATAAGGCAAAAAGTGGCTAAAGAAGAAAGTTTAAAATTTGAAGGAACCGTAGTTGAAGTCCTGGGCAATGCAATGTTTAGAGTAAAATTATTGGAAGGTGATCATAGTGTCACTGCCTACTTAGGAGGCAAACTACGTCAACACGAAATTAAAATTATTGCGGGAGATACCGTTCAACTCGAAATGAGTCCATATGATATGAGCAAAGGTAGAATAATGTTTCGACGATAAATATATCTATGCATTCAGTACGATCCCTAATAAACTTAGTTGAAGCTAAGGGTAAAAAAAAGTTAGAGTTGTTGCCTTTAGAGTATAAAAGAACAGAGTTAGATCCTGTCTATAGTAAATCAACAATAGATTTACACTACGGAAAATTAGCCAAAGGTTACGTAGAGCGTTTTAACAAAAAAGAGGGAGACCCGGAGTTTAATGAAGCAGGGGCTTTCCTACATAATATACTGTTTGCGCAATGGCAATCACCTAGTTCAAATAACGAGCCTGACGACTTAGTTGCTGCTATTATTAGACGGAAATACAGCAATTACAAAAAATTCCAACAAGAATTTGCAGAAGAGGCAATGAAGATCCAGGGGTCGGGCTGGATTTACCTAAGTAAATCGGGATCAATTAAGACCATACCTAATCACGAAATTAGACAAGATATTTTACTTCTAGTAGACTGGTGGGAACACGCATTTATATTAGATTACGGCAGTAACAAAAAAACATATTTAGACAATACGTGGAAAATTATTAATTGGGATGTTATAAATAAAAGACTGTGACCCGATAAATACTAAAAAAGGGTCCCCCAATGAGTCAACAATTAATTAATACTGGTACAAGTGCAAATGACGGCACAGGAGATTCCCTACGAACCAGTTTTACAAAGACTAATAGTAATTTTACAGAATTATACACTAATCTACTCCCAAATCTTACCACAGTAACCAGTAACACTGTTTTAACAACACAAACATTAGTCTTAGCTAATGTTTCTGCAGCGGGTAATGATATAGTGGTAACATTACCAAATTGTGCTACTAGAGCAAACACTTATGTGGTAGTTAGATCTCATGACCCCGATGGATTAGGATATGATACTAAAGTCAATACTGCAGTAGGCGAAGGTCAAATTTACTCAAATCCTAGTACAATAACTAGTCTAGTTACAGTTACAAGTATAGGCAACAGATTTTTATCTATAGGAACAGCTTGGTTGGTGATCGCCTAATATGTCAGCTATATGGACTACAACCGCAGGTGTAATAGGTACTGCTGTTACGAATCAAGAATATCAATATCAGTTAATAGCATTTGATACTCTCGGCTTTGCTTTGTCTTACAAGTTAGTTTCTGGGTCATTGCCTACCAATATTAGCCTGTATTCAAACGGGCTGATTCAGGGCACTGCTTTACCGATGGCAGACGACCAACTTAATACAAGCATAGATGACCCGTTTAATGCTACTAATACAAGAACCTTTGTTGTAAGGGCAACGACACAGGATAGTCAGATCGCAGATAGAACCTTTACATTGTGGACAAGGGGAATTGACAGTGTAGTTTTAAGTCCGACCAGCGGTAACTTAGGCAGTTACTTATCTGGATCGTTTGTAAATATACAACTTAGCACATCAAACCCTATACCTAATAGCAATATAACCTACAGCACAACATCAACAAGTGTGCTGCCCCCAGGAGTTAATTTAAGTTCTAGCACAGGTGCAATCACAGGTTATATATTGCCATCATATTACAGTCTAAGTCCAAATGTTATAGCATTTGACATGTCGGCTTGGGGTCAATATCCATTTGATGGAATAGACGAAAATAAAGTATACCAGTTTAGTGTAACCGCACAAAACAATATACAATATTGGAATAGAGATACAGAAAACTACAGCTTGTACAGCTATAGTAGAAAAAATTTAACTGCTGATAACGATATATTAACTGCAGATAATTCAACTTCTTTCTTTACTGCAGACCTATCTAATCAATATAGCCCAGTTCTTTTAACTAATGCAGGCTTTATTGGCAATACAAGAATAGATGATAATTATAGATTTAAGTTTGAAGCTATAGATTTTAACAGTGACGATTTAAGTTATAATTTAGTATCAGGATCACTTCCAACTGGAATAAGTCTTTTAACTAATACCGGTTACTTATCTGGTTCAATAATCACTAGTAATCTAGGCTATACAGATTACTCGTTCAGTATTAATGCCTACAAAACTAATGATCCCGAATTTGTAAGTGAAACTAAAAATTATACATTGCGAGTTTTGGGCACCACGGATCAATCTGTCCAATGGCAAACTGCAAGCAATCTAGGTACAATATATGCAGGGGAAATAAGTGAGCTGTCTGTTTCTGCCACATCAGCTTCTGGAAGAAATCTATATTATAGACTAAGTCAAGACAGTATAGGATCATTACCGGCTGGACTGGCACTTCAACCCGACGGTTTAATTGTGGGTAGACCAAGTTGGCATACACTAAATTCCAGTGAAGAAACGCTTTACACATTTAATGTAGAGGCCTATGATTCCAGCAGTCTGGATTATGGTACTAAACAGTTTAGTTTTAGGTTAGTACAACGCACTATAAAACCATATCAAAATTTATATATACAATTAAGTCCCGATAAAGCACAACGTAATATTTACGAGTTAGCAGTTACTAATCCTGCAACCATTCCCGAATCTGCTATATATAGACCAACAGATAAATGGTTTGGTAGAAACACAGACCGTACTATGCTTTTTTTACCCGGACTCAATCCTAAAACTATCAAGAATTATTCTGATGCTACGCAACTTAATCATTACTGGAAATCATTGCAATTTGGCAATATTAAAACAGCAAGAGCAACGGATGAAAATATTAACACAGTCTACGAAGTAATCTATATAGAAATATTAGAAGATAATGTAAACAGCCAAGGATTTGGACCAAATTTATCTATAACCTGGCCTACAAATCAAGAAAATATTTCTCAGGTATATCCAAATACTTTTGACAATATGGCACAACGTATTCTAAACGATATAGGATATTTAGATAAAGGCGTGCTACCTAAATGGATGACCAGTAGACAAACTGATGGGACTGTATTAGGATTTACACGAGCTTTGGTTTTAGCTTATCTCAAACCAGGGCAAAGCGAAGAAATTGCATTTAGATTGAGTAGATCGGATATAGATTTTAATTTAATTGATTTCACTGTAGACAGATATCTGTGGGATCACGTTCTATCCGATCAATTTATAATTACACCAGTTTCTGGACAAGGAAATATTACTGCAAACACTCAAAGTAATATTGTAATAGGCAACAGTACACAATTTAACACTGAACTGTCAGAGGGAACCAGCATATTTGTAAGTAATGTGCTCGTAGGTGTTGTGGATAGCATCAGCAATAGCAGTGTACTAATTCTAACAGCTAATTCAATTAGCAATATTGGCAATCTGTCCTTTACCTATTCTAATACTTTTGTGGTTAATAATTTTGTTCTGGCATCAGGTAATATTTCAGCAAATACACAAAGCAATCTAGTGCTAGCAGTTACAGGCAATATTGTTTGTACAGGAACTATTACCGCAACTAATGCCAGTCCTTATGTTATTGGCACAGACACTAAATTTGCAGATGAACTAACTGCAGGTTCTAATATAGTAGTATCAGGTTCCCGATTTGGTATCGTGGATAGAATTTTTAGTAACGCTAACATTAAATTATTAGATATACCGACATTAAACGTTAGTAATGTCAGTTTTAGTACTAATCTAGTGCCAACTAATTTCAATCAACAGATTAAAATTGGTGATAGCATAATTTCTTCAAATACCTTAATTGGAATAGTAGAATCTATTACTAGTAACATATCTTTGGTTTTAGAATCTAATGCATCTGCTAACATTAGCAATCAAGAGTTTTATCATTTAGCCAGCGACCCAGTAAGCTATCCTACTTTAGGGGCACAATACATTAAGTTTCCAAATGTCAATATTTTATCATAAATATTGAATAAAACAACATATCGGAGTTGTAATTATAATGACCAGTCAAATTAATGAAACAGGAATAGACGTAACCTTTCCTATTGCAGGAAGGGACAATAGTTCACAGGGCTTTAGAGATAATTTTCAAAGTACCTATCAAAATTTTCAGTATGCAAGACAGGAAATTTCAGATTTACAATCTAAAAGTATGTTGTTAAGTGCACTGGCAGGTAATACCAGTGCAGTAACTAATAATTTGGCAGGAACTGCAATAACTAATGCTAGTCTAATAGGCACAAGAGAATTTGTTTATGATATAGGCACCTATAATGGCAGTTTGACTATAGACTTTAATAATGGCAGTTATCAAACTGTAACGCTTAATGGTAGTGTAACCATTGCTAATTTTACCAACTTTCCTACTTATCCAAATCTAGCACCTGGACAAAGTATTGCCTATCAAGCACGAATTAGATTAGAAGTAATAGTATTAGACACAGATAATTTATTAACCTTACCTACTTCAGTTACTTTGAATTATGAAAATGTTGCAGGTATAAATGGAAGAACTATACAGTTTAGTGGTCCAGGATCATATCAATTTGAATTCAGTTCCAATGATGGTGGTGTCAATATTAGTGTTCAGGATTTAAATCGTAACCTCGCCACTGTAGATACAAGTCTTACTATATTAGCTAATTTATCAGGTGTAGCAGTAGGTGGTGTCTTTTTAACATCGAATGTAGAAAACGGTCAGATAGTAGGCAATGTCCGTGCTAATAATATTATTGCAGAAAACCTTATTAATATCGGAACTAGTCTATCGCTTTCTGCCAATGTAACAGCAGGAAATGTAATTGCTAATACAGCAATGTACGGAACACTAGCAACCAATGTACAACCTAATATCACACTGTTGGGCACCTTGAGTTCCTTGAGTGTTAGTGCTAATGCTAATGTGGGTAATTTAACAGTTACAGGCTATACTGATATGTGTGGAGGTACAGGGTTTGGAGTCCAGTATCTGTCTGCAGTTAATTCAGGAACTAGCACACTGTTTAGCAATGTTGGTTTTGTTATGATTAATCCTAGCAGCAGTACCATTGCAAGTCACACAATTGTTATGCCTGGAACTTATAGCAGTGCAAGAAATGGTCAAGCAGTAACCATTGCTTTTGGAAACACTGTAACCAGCGTAACCCAATCGGGTGCAGGATCCGACACCATAGTGAATCCAATTACTACAGGCAATACTAGTCAAACTATTTCATTTATATATTATCAAAATGCAGCAATTAATAGTGGCAACGGTGTATGGTATAGGATTGTCTAAAACATTGACATTTTAGGTATAAAAGTTTAATATAGTTCAAAAGGACTATGTATGAAACAAATCGATTTAAAAAACTATACAAAATTCGTCGACCAAGTTACTAGCAAAGAATCAAATAATTACGATCATTTATCTAATAGGATTAGTGAGCTGCGTAATAATGATAATTTAGTAAATATTAGTCTATTAATGACCGCAGCAATTGGATTAGGTAGTGAAACAGGTGAATTTCAAGAGATAGTAAAAAAAATTCTTTTTCAGGGAAAACCCCTAAATGAAGAAAATGTTTTTCATATGAAACGTGAATTGGGAGACATTATGTGGTATTGGATCAATGCCTGCAGATCTTTGAATTTAGATCCAAATGATGTTATACTAGAAAATATTAATAAATTGAAATCACGTTATCCCAATCAAGAGTTCAATCCTTGGTATAGCGAAAATAGAAAAGAAAACGATCTCTAATGCATCCTTTAGGTCCAGATTTTTCGTCAATGAAAGATGACGAATTACAAAAAAACTATAATGATTTATATCAAAAATATTTGATTGCACATCGTTTCGGAAATAATACTATGCTTTATCAAATGCAATTGTTGTTAGATGATTATAAGCAGGAACTATCGTCAAGACAGGCCAAATTACTAGAGCAGAACAAGGAAAAGCATAATCTTGATGATCTAATTAAAATCAAGAAATGATATCCGAAACATTCTTTGATGTATACGGAAGAATAAAATTAGATTCCGATCAATTAGTGGATTTACTTTATCAAAATCCAGATCTAGGTTTGGATAGTTTTCCTGTGTCTAATCCAGCAGAATACAATACCGCAATCGAATATTTTCATTTAAATTGGACAAAACTTGAAAGACTAAATTACGACGATACAACTATTGAAGAATTTGATAAAGCTAATCAAAATCAATGGTTTATGCCAAATCGTTATAAAGAATTAGATATCGAACAATGGTTACGTAACCAGTGCACTGATCAAAATCAACGAGACCGTGTAGATTTAGAACTATCTAGATTTCACAAACATAATATGATTGATGTTTTAAAATACCTTAAATATCTTGTTGATATTCTAATAGAAAACAAAATTATATGGGGTGTGGGAAGGGGCAGTAGTGTTGCTAGCTATTGTCTTTTCCTTATCGGAATTCATAAAATAGATAGTATCAAGTTCGAATTAGATATAAACGAGTTTTTAAAATAAGGAGAATAATATGCCTAGAATTTATAGATCTGCCCAAGGGCAATTAATTAATTTAGACGCATTAGTGTTATTAAATGAAAAAACACAGGCAGTGGGTAATATGAAAGTTAATGCAAATGGAGACGATATTACCCCAGACGGAACAATTATTAAAACTAGAAATGAAAAAATGCAGGAATATTATGACAAAAATCAACAAAGTGCAACACATCATCTCAAAGGAAAAAGATAATGCAGATTACATCTATTAAACCATTACACGACTATGTATTAGTCACTGAAATGAACTTTGGTAATAGAAGTTTAAGTAGTGGTATTATGCTTTTGGGGGATGACTCTCGTAGTTCGGGTATTAGACCAAGATGGGCTAAAGTTCATGCTATTGGTCCGGAACAACGAGATGTAGCCGTAGGTCAGTGGATATTAGTGGACCATGGTCGTTGGACACGCGGAGTAAAAGTTAACCTTAATGGTGAAGATATTGTATTGCGAAGAATTGACACAGATGCTATACTATTAGTAAGCGATGACGAGCCATCGGCAGATGATTCTCTAGCTAGTGATAGGGTAATCTAATGGGTTATATCAAACGTTGGGACATAAACGAAATTATGAGTCAAATCAATCGTGCAGGATCGGAATGTTGTAATCCTCGCAACGATGGATTTGTTTCTTGGTCAATAAAACAAGATTTGTATAAAATTAAATGGCAATTAGAAGAAATATTAGGTGAGTGTCCCAAGTTTGCCCCAGAAGATGAATTTCTAGCAGACCGTGAAAAGAAGTTAATGTGGCATAATTTAAAAAATGATATTTAACAAAGTCAAAAATCTTAAACAGGATGGTCTAATTATTGGTATTACATTTAGTACCTTTGACCTTTTGCATGCAGGCCATATTGCGATGTTGGCCGAAGCTAAAAATTACTGTGATTATCTTATTGCAGGGTTACAAACTGACCCAACCATCGATAGACCTGATACAAAAAATAAACCAGTTCAAAGTATTGTTGAACGGCAAATCACCCTCAGTGCTTGTCGTTTTGTGGACGAAATTGTGGTTTATCAAACCGAAAATGATCTAGAAGATATCTTGCTTACACTACCCATTGATGTAAGAATTTTAGGCATAGAATATATAGATAAAGAATTTACGGGTAAAGATATTTGTGAGGCAAGGAAAATTAAATGCATTTTTAATAGTAGAGATCACAGCTTTAGTTCTAGCAGTCTGCGTAAACGTGTAGCACAACAAACAAAAATTTAACTATGAACATTTCAAATAAATTATGGACCGAATTCTATCGGCCGAAAA